AGGGCTGCCCGTCGAGAACGCATTGTTCAGGATGGAAGCCGCTTTGATCTGCTTGGTCTGAGCCATCGAGCGAGCCAAAGCTTTGGTGTAACGCGATGCAAGACGATCATAGAGATTATCTTCGATAGCCTCTTCCGTGATCGAGAACGCAAGCGCGATGGTTTCGTGAGTGTAACGAGCGGTGTAGGTTTCCTGAGCGTCGTCGAAGCTGATGGCACCGCCTTCAGATTTCGTCGGAGCCGTGGAAAACCCACCGAGCATAACTTCTTCTTCGAAGGCGCGGTCAGACGACTCTTCTTCAAAGACTTCAGAATGCTCGTTCTCGTAACGGTCGTACTCAAGTCCGAACAAGGCGTTAAGGCCGGGTTCCAACTCTTTCGCCAATTGTGCGCGAGAGATAGCCATTTATTAAGCCCTCCTTAAATGCCAGTTGTCGGAGCAGTGGTCTGAGAATCAAACCGCCCGTTGGTTGCGTTATGGTGAGCGTTCAGGCGCACAATCATCGGGATACCCGCGGCTGTGTAATCGCTATTCGCCTCGTCGTCCATAATACCTACAATACGCAGTGCAAGCGTAGCAGTAGTGTTCACAGACGATACGCTTAGCGCGCCGCTTGCTGAACCGGTATTGGTCGAACCTGTACGCGCTGACGTGCCAAGTGATGCGTTTGCAAACACAGTTGCAAGTGCAGTAGCGCGGTCCGTCAGAGAAGCGTCAGACGCCACTTTGAACAACTGGTTGGGATTGTCTGCCACAAACGCCTTTACAGGATGGTTCGTGTCAACGCTTACTGATCCCGAACCGGGCCAGTAGTTGATGAAGACTGGTTTCTTCTGAACCGAGTCGTGGTATTCAACACCCATTAGGACGCCAAGAGCGGGGGTCGTACCACCCGCCGTGTCACCAGCCTGATCCACAACGCCGCCCGAAGTCGGAACGACAATGGAATACTGGTAAATGGCATTCGAGTTCGTAGCTGAAATCTCATACTGGGTTACACCAGTGGAGTTCGCTGCGCTACCAACAAGCCCAATAGGACGAAGACCGTAGGCAGTATTTTGGTTAGCCATGATATTCTCCTAATAAGGCAGCCCTACGTTTTGGGACCGCCGAAGGTTACACGAGATTGACGGTCAGGCTTACTGATCGTCATAGTCGAATGTGCATTCTCGCGCATCATGTCAGAATCGACTGCCTGCATCTGGTCGCGGTTACGTTGGTTAAAGTAATCGCTACGTTCTGCAACCGTTTCCTCTGGAATGCGAGCGAGAAGCAGTCCGCCTACCCCAAATACACCTTCATACTTACCTGATTCCACGACGGGAGCTTCAAAGTCTGGGTGTTCGTCACGACGAACCAATTCCCAACCTTCTCGCATTTTTGCACTAACGTTCTTCGTATCATCAAAACCACGCGTTTCGGCGCGAATCCAACGATGCTTGAAGCCGTCAGGCGCAGGCGGTGCATCTAGCATTGACGGGGGAGCCCAAGGCTTACGAACAGCCTGTTTTTCCCGGGTTTGGTTAGCGCGAGAAGTACGGTTGATGGACGATCCATCCTGCTTAGACTGGTCACTCATCATCTTACTCCTTCACGTATTTCGCATATTCTTCTAGCGGCACACCCAATTTCTTCGCGATTGCGACTTGGCTCGGGGTGAGTCGAACCTTTTTCCCACTGCGCCCAGTATTTGAAGTTCTCGAAGCACCAACAACCGTCTGAGCGGTACGTTTATTAGCAGCTTTTCCACCATTTCCGAACTTATCCGAAACACGGCGGTCAAGTTCATTATAGTAATCATCACTCTGTGGGTCAAACCCTTCGTCTTCAACGAGTTTCTTATGTATCCCAAAAGCGGCATACGTCATGGCTTCGTCTTGACCAAACCATGAGTTTTTAAGCGCCCACTGCTCGGCTTTAGGATCAGGTCGACGAGGTTGCTGGGCAGGCATCGGCTGGCGAGCTTGGTGCTGCTCCGCAGCTTCCTGCTGCTTCAAATACCGATCCTGCTGCACTTTCGCCTGCTGTGCCCGGTCGGCCTGAATACTCAGGCTAGTAAGCTCGCGTTGAGCCTCTACAACCTTCTTGCTGTCGCCAAACTCAATCGCAGTAGCAAGCTCTTTCTCGGCCTGCTCAATTTGCGTAGCAACGCGGCTGGTGTATTCGTTAACATAATTGTTATCCATCGAGTTCATGCGCTGTTTCAGCGTCTGAGCCTCGTTCTGAACAGCCTGCGCGTAGTTAATAGCTTCCTGCTCGCGGCGTTCAGCTTCCCGCATTTTCTTCGTTAGACGGTCAATGCGCTTTTGCGTTGCGCTTTCCGCCTGACGAAAATTTTCATCGGAGCCACTATCGTCCGTTTCAGCATCTGCGTTTTTAACCGGTAACTCAACTTCCGCCCCAGCTTCTTCGCCGTCAAAGTCAATTTCTACCTGATCTTCGTCTTTTACGTCGCTCATGTTGCACCTTTACAAATGATGAATGTCTTCTGGGTCCAGAATTTGAGCCAATATCTCGTCATCGTTGAGAATACGGACTTCTCCGCCATCAATCTGAAAGCGCGAGCCAGCGTAGCGAGCGAACATCACCCACTGCTTTTCTTTGCACCATGGACCGGACGGAAACTTTTCGGTGTCTTTGTATGCCAAAGGACCGACTTTCAGGACGTAACCTACCTGCGTGGAAATGTTGTTCTTCTCTTGAACCTCACTGGGGATGTAAATCCCACCCGCGGTTTTAGCTTTTCCTTGGTAGGGGAGGATCAAAATACGCCAACCAGTCGGGTCGGGCATACGATCCAGAAGACTTGCGCCAATCGCATCAGGATTAAGACGAGGTTTTTCGACGTAAGCGTCGGCGATATTAAGCCTTTCAGGCTCTTTATCGGTGGTTTCTGACATCGCGGCCAAACCTTCGACGGCAGCCTTCAAGTCAATCTTTGCTGACTCAGTCATCAGATTGCTCCTGTTTATCTAGCAGGCTCTTGAGTTCCTGTTCCACGTGATTAAGGCCTTCGAGATTGCCCATAAGCTCACGATAGTGCTCCATAGACTTTACGTTTCCATTGACCATAAAGTCATGGCAGCCTTGTCGACGTTCCCGGATAATCCGAAACACCGCCTCGGCTAGGTATATTTCATCCATTCATTAACTACTCGCATATTATCGAACATTATTCGATAACATCCTAGCATCTCTTATACGATTACATCAACTGGTAATGTGGACCATCAATAAACGGGCGTCTGTTTTGTGAGCGACGTAGGTCAACGTAAGCATTCATCGCATCTTCAGCCGTGCCCGGGTAAGCACGAATATCGCCTTCAGACCACGCGGCACCCCACTTAATTGCCGTGCCCGTTTCCTTAGCAGCCGCTGCCATGGCATCGCAGATGTCGTCATAGACCGCGATTTCCCAGCATACGTCTCCGTCAATATACGCGAGACAGTCTACGGCATGTGAATACCCGTCAGACTGCGGAATATGCTTGCTGTTCATTGTCTGTGAGCGTCCAGAAGCAACAAGCTTCTTTTGCTCTTCGACAGTGCGGAGGCCACAAGTAATGCCAAAATCTACTCTAGTCAGTTCAATGGCACGCTTTACGGTGGCTACCATGTCCGAATGCACACCCTCTAGCTTTCCCAAGCTACGCTTCGATAGTTTGTAATTCATGCTATTTCCTACGGTTAAGTAGCTCGAACAGGCTTTGGACTTTTTCCTCAAGAACTTTTACCCGCACTGTAATTTCCGCTCGCCACGCAATCATCAGTGCAACGACCAATACTATCCCGCTTAGGATTGGCCAAATCTGAACTAAATTCTCCACAGCAGGCTCCTTTTCCGACCAGCCTGAGTAATCTCCGATGTCCATTGTATCACATTACCTGCGGAATAACTTCGCAGCGGAGCGAACGCCAAACGACGCAGCCACAATCACGCCTAAGGTGTATTGATACCACATAGGCATGGCTTCAAGGGCCGCAAAACCCTGAAAGACTGCATCCCTTCCCCACTGCCCGGTAAAACTGAGAATCAACGGCACCGAAAAAAGCAGCGTGAGCCATTCATCTTTCCAGCTTGTTTTTGAGCCTTCCGCCATTATCCGTTCCCAATCGGCAACGCTAGTCTTCTCGGACAACAAAATTTTAGCTTTGGCTTCGGCCTCGCTTAACTTTAGTTGAGCCTCGGCGGCGTTTTTGTCCGCCTTGCCCTGCAACCAAGAGGATGCCAGCCCGGCGATGGGGCCTATTAGAGCGCCGATCATTTGTTAGCCTCCTTGCCCATCCAGATGCCAAAACAACCCGTGAGTGCGCCCATGCAGACACTAACCAGCCCAGCCTGCGCATTCGAGGGAGATTCGAGACCCATGAACCAATGAACCGACTGGTAAGTCAAAATCGTGACCGCCAGCATCATCAGACGCGGCAATATCTTCCAGTCGTCTATGAACGTTTTCGCCATGTAAACCTCTCCCATGCGTAACAGATAGATGCCGCCACAAGACCGGTAAGGGCCGCCTCCGTCCATTGCGCACCAAAGTGCGTGGGGTGGACAATGATGTCAGACACCATCGTTAAAACGCCCGTAACCCATGCCGGATACCACACGCCCTTGAGTTGACCATTGCCTAAACTTGTAATCCAATAAGCAAATGCTGTCAAAACACCCGTTTTTGAGGCTGTGAAAGCGTGGCTCAAAGTAATTACCGTTAGATCACCCTGCACCATGCACAACATGCAGGCAGTCCAAGCTTGGCTGAACTTTTCAAAGAAACGATGCTTTGTTTTCAATGAACCGCTCCAAAACTACTGGCGTGTCAGCAGCCCATGTAACTCGTGCCCTTGATCGCGGCACCCGCTCCGCGGACTTTCATCTTGCGAGGCTTGTTCGAAGCCATCGGAGCAGGCGCAGTCTTGCCATAAGGCACACGACCCTGACCCTTGATGTCCGCATACTCGACCGCCTTTGGCGCGTCTTTAGGCGTAGAGCCGTTAACTTTCACTTTGCGATTTTTCATTGTGGAGTTCCTCCGTTGTTACGCTGCTTGAGCAGCTCGCGTTCCATAGCAGCCTGAATACGAGCCTGCGTCTGACGTTCTTGAGCGGCCAAACGCTGCTGGAACTGGTCCGACCGCATCTCTTGGTTCTGAGCAGTCAACTGTACTTTGGCCTGATCGATCTGCTGATCGGCCTGAGACTCCTGAGCCTTCTGTTGCAACTCGGCTTCCTTGAGCTGAACAAGAGGGTCCGGGGCCCCCGCGCCCGAAAGCTGCTGAGACAACTGCCGCAATTGTTGCAGACCTTCCGCAACAAACTGCGCCGTCATCTGCTCCATTTGCAGCATTTGTTGGTCGTCGGCAGGCTGACCGCCTTGCTGCTGAACCATCTGCAAATATTGCTGCGCCGCCTGCTCCCGAGCCGCAATCTGAACGTGCTCCATAACGTGCTTCTGCAAGTTGATCGCCACCGTAGGCATTTGACCAACCATCGGCGTCGCCCCAAAAGTAAGATGTGCCATGATGTGAGCTTGGTGGTTCTGACCCTCAAACGCCGTCATAGGCAACTGATCCAATGCGTTGATGTTCTCCTGTGCCGGATCAAGAGGCTCCGGAATCTCCGCAGGCGTCGCCTTCATCAAACGATCCACGTCGCTCACACCCAAAGCCTCATACATGTCACGGAAAACCTCGTGCATGTTGTGCATCTCAGGCGCTTGGGCCGCGAGCTGTAGTTTGGTCTGCGCGAGCATAATCCGCTGCGCTTGGCTAAAGACATTCGGATTGCTGACCGGAATAACGTCCACGCGGTCGTCAAAGTCCTGCGCCATGATCGTCTGATCGCCGCCCGGAACCGAATACGGATACTCCTGTGGCAAGCTCTCCGACATCACGCGAGCTAGGATTTTGAACTCCTGACGCATCGCGTAGTGCAGGCGCTTATGTACAGCGCTCATGACCCGCGAGCCTTGCTCCATCATGGCAATAGTCGTGCCCACAGGAGCTTGCGAGTTACCGTCACCCACCTTTAGGTCAGTAATGGTCGCAAACCGCTGACCAGCCTGCACGACAAACCCAAGGAGGTTAAATAGCGTCTGGTCCGGACCCTTAAACGGCAAAGGCATGAGGCTATCTCGGATAGCCCCACCCGGCGCGTCAACGTCGCGAAACTCGCCGGGCTGCAACGGATTATCGTCGTCTCGAATACGAAGTCCACGGGCCTTGAAGCCCGCAGGAAGATTGGACAAC